CGTAGAATGTTTTTCTGATAATATCTGCCCAATCAGCCAACTTGGTTGTGAACTCTGAATCAACTTCACCTGTTAAGGCCATTTCTTTTTCAAGAATTTTTCTCTCAGTAGTCACTGGAGGATATTCTTGTTGCATAGTGATTGCAAATCTTTCTAACATCGCCTCATTCATGATTTGAGTTCCTATGAACTTGCCATCTTCTGAACCTTGACCTTTAGTATTTGCAGTTGCAAGAATTGTGAAACCTGGTTTTGGTGTCACCCACTCTCCAGTTTTCTTAATTAGATAACCTTTTCCTTCAAGAACTGATTGTAAACACATGAGTTTATTAGAACCTAAATCTACTTCATCAAGAAGTAAAACGGCACCTTTTCTCATTGCTTTGATAACAGGACCCTCTCTGAAAGTAATATTACCATTAACAAGTGTGTGACCACCCATTAAATCATCTTCATCAGTCTCAATAGTGACATTGACTCTGAAAAGTTCCCTCTTTAATGACGCACATACTTGTTCAATCATAAGAGTTTTACCATTACCTGAAAGACCAGTCACAAACACTGGAAAGAATATTCCAGATTTGATTATGTTTTTGACATCTTTGAAATGACCAAAAGGAACATAATTAGACATTTTCTCAGGAACAATTTTAACATTGTCTTCTAAGATATTGACCGACTCAGTTTGAGCAGCTACCGGCATTTGAGACGGTATTGCTGGTGAAGTCGGCATAACTGGTGCAGGTTTAACTGGCATTGGAATGACATTGGTCATTAATGCAGATAAATCAAATATCGTTGCATCAGAATTCCTGAATGGATATTTGGTTGATTTAACCCAATAGGGTATTGCACCAACATTCTCTAAGTCTTCTTTAGAGAACGAAGTTTGGTCTGGATAGACCGATTGTAGAGTCGCGACAAATTCTTGTCTGTCTGGACTCATTCTGAAATCTTTACCATTTACTGATACAGATTCCGTCATTGTTGAATAACTCATATAGCCTCCATTTCGTTATTTCTCATCATTTGGATATGGTAACAAAAAGTGATACGCATTGTCAACGCTCTTATTCACAGATTCTTAAAATCCTCTCTAAGTCTTTTTCAATTGATACCATACCTTTAGTTTTTTTAGAATAGGTTTCCATTTCTCCATTGTTAACCCAAAATCTGAATGCTTTACATTCTACTTTTTCTTCAGCACATTGCTTAAATCTTGGACATTCGAATTTAACACAAGGGCTATCTCCAACATCCATAACCGCATCGGCAAATTTAGAATATGAACTATCGAAATTATGATAATAGGCTTCATCTACCTTTAATGGGTCTCTCATTACTGAACCTCTGTAATTTCGTCTAATAAATCCACATCAATCTTTTCCAATAAAGTGATTTTAAATTTGTCACCTATTGTTTCGACCATGTGAGGAACATCAACACCTTTTGATGATGCGATATCTACTCTCTGAGTAAATTCTCTATAATCGTCTTCGTTTAATATAACTTCCATTATGCTATCTCCTTGATAAATTCGTTAGTTAAAAATCTTGATGTTGTTTTAGTCTTTTGGTTTTTCTTAAAGGCAGTTGTTAATTTACCTTTCTTCGCACCGACTAATTCATCGTCAAGTTCGTCTTCACCACCAACAACTAAAGTTGTCGCTGCAGTTGTGAATAGTTTTCCGTATCCTTTGGTTTCCCAAACGGTACCAGTTCTTCTAGTCTCTAACCATTTGGCTTGATTATCAGCATCAAGTTTTCCTATGGCAGACAATAAATCTTGAAAGTCGGATTTTCTGCCACAAACAAAGTATCCTGTTGTTGTGACTCCTGTTTCTGATTTCAACCACTCTAAAAGATTTGTAGTTCTCATGAAATCACTTCCATAATATCTTGTTTGTTCATAGTCATGGACTCTACCAGAATATGGGTCAACAATTTTTCTAATCTTTGTCACATCCCAATGGTCAGCACCATCTAATTGTTCTTTGATTTGTTCTGACTCTTCTTGACTTTGATAAAGACAATCTGCTCTATGACTGTAACCATCTGTAATGATTGTTAAAATTGATTTCTCAATACCATACTGCTTGTTGAATTCTGGAATCAATCTTCTTAGGCCAACTAAACACTGGTCAAGAGGAGTTCCACCCAATCCATATCCATTTGGGTGATTGTATCTTGTGTTCCAGAAATATCCATCGGGGTCAATCCAGTCAACACCATGAAACCACTCATTGTATGCTGTAGCCTTTTTTTCAAAGTGTCTGCTATGATAACTACCAATGTTTGAACAATAGAACTCATTATAAAGACCACCCATAATTGTAAGTGCATCTAAGTATTCTTTTGACTTCATTTCATTTGATAACATTTCTACAAGACCAACTTTACTTCTATCAGTATCCCAACCATACTGTTCATTATAACCAATTTGGTCTGAGAACAAATAAACTCTGAAAGGTATATCAACCTTTTTACAGAACATTGCAAGAACTAATGATTGCTCTAATAAGTCCATAACTTCATTTGAAATAGAACCAGACCAGTCAAGTAGAACTTGAACACCATGATTCTTTCCTTCTGGAAGATATGTCATTCTTTTGAAAACATCATCAACGATTTGATACTTAGCAAGTCTATTCATATCTAACTTACCAGTCTTACCAGTGAATGCGTGTGCTTGAGCATAGGCAGCTGCTTTCATTTCGAACTCTTTTGCCATGTGCATTACAACTTTTTTATTCTTATCAACTAATTTCTTGGCACTTCTCTCTGCCATTGTTTTAATCTTTGCAAGGTCTTTATCAGTCTGATAATCAACCTCTTTTCCATACTTGTCTTTTCCTTCGAAGAACCATTTCCAATCTTGTCTAACTTTTTTGTAAGGATAAACAATGTCTTTGATGTTCTCACTATTCATGATTTCTTTCATGTTGATGTGACTAACAACCACATTATCTTCTGAAATAAATTGGCCTTCATTGTTATGTGCATTGTGTTCTGTAATAGACTCTCTAGCACCATCTTCATCATCGTAATTTTCTGGACCGAAACCCTCACCACCTTTTTTACCAGTAGCTTTTCTCTCTTCTACTTCTTCTTCTTCAGCTTCTTCATCACCCTCAGAATCACCATCATCTATATCTGGAAGATTATCATCATCTTCTTCATTTGAATCTTCATAAGGGTCTTCATAAGAATCTGAATCTTCACCGAAGTCTTCCATGTTTTCTTCTTCATCTTCATCTGACTCTTCATCATCACCAATATCGAACATTTGAGGAATTAACTTCTCATCATCAGAAGTTCTTGTCTCATTTTCTTTTGACCATTCATAGATTGCAGTTGCACATTCTTCAACTTCTTCCCATGTCTCACATCTAATTGCCCAATCTAAAAATTCTTGTTCAACTTTAGAAAGTTTTATTTGAATCCTTGAACCACATTTTGTAATCAGATTAATTTTATCAATCAGTGAAAGTTCTTGTAAATTCTTTTCTTTAATACCGAAGAAATCGATATCCATTAATTCGTTATATGCTTTGAAGAATGATTTTCTAAGACCAGGATATGTGTCTTTAATCATTCTCTCAATTCTGACATCTTCTACAACATTAAGATATCCTTTAAGTGTTCTGTTTTTTGAGACTGCAGAATGAACACCCTCATAAGGAGTATTCAGTGCATGAGAAACTTCGTGACCCATAAACAAGTCATAAAGTTCAGAAGATATATCTTCTTTAAGAATAGGGCAACATAATAGTCTATTCTTCAAATCAAAGTATGCAGTAGGAACTTTCCTATGCACAATTGTTAAGTTTTCCTTTGCAAGTAATTTTGCAAGGTTGTCTTTTTGGGTTTTTAATCTCTCAGTCATGTGTATATGGTATCAAAAAGTGATATGCTTTGTCAACGCCTAGATTATATACCTAAGTCTGCAACTTTCAGTGCAATTAATGTATCAATGAAAGTATCATTATCTTTGGTATATGGAAGTTTGTCTATTCCATAATCATTTGCGATTGCAAAAATCACATTCCATATATCATCAGCGGCCATTGCACACACATCGTCTGCAATTCCTTCTTTAATGTTGTCATTTACTGTATTACTCATTTCGTCTCCTTTTTCAATCTATGCAACCATGGTATCAAAAGATGATACGCATTGGCAACGCCTAGATTAAAGGTCGAATTGAGTTAGACGAATGTCTTCGGTAGTAAGGTCGGTGAGTATATTCTCTTGTTTGCTAGTATACCATTGTGCAATAGTATATCGACTGTTCCGTCTCACTGGAGAGACTCCATGTAGCGTGGAGACACCACGGAAGATGACCGATTGACCTTGTATTGGTTTGTGTCTGTAGGAATCACCATAAAACGACTGTGCGAACTCTGGAAACCATGTTTCCCCACCATTATAGTTGGTATTCAGATAGGTTATACTAGTCCATTCACGATTTGGGTCTTCTTTTTTTACGAAACTTGCAGTATTATTAGCTAAATGACCTTGTAATTCCTCATCTGGTTTATCAACTTCATATGTGGAATATGTATCTACATGTGGGTGTTGTTGACCTCCGATAGGCCATTCTGCCAATAGTGACATTTCAGGATAATAGTTTTTATGTAAGAGTTCGTTAAGAAATGATATGTTATCGAATGTCATACGATTAAAAAGTTTTCTTACACGATTATCTAAGATTGTGTGTTTTGTGATTGCACTATAATCAAAAGATGAACCTACAGAACATAGGTCTCTATTGTGTTTGAACCAGTCTATCAGAAACCAACATTCGTCTTGTGTAAAACTATCTACAAGATAAATCTCAGGCTGATACTGCTTTTTCTCCTGTGGATTCACTTGATTCATTATTTTCTTTTTCCTGTTGTGCTTCTTGTAAGGCACGAGCAAAGGCTTGTCGTCTTTCGAAATCTATTCTTTTTCTTCTCTCTTTTGGTCTTACTTTTAATGCTCTTTCTAACTTCAATTTAGAAGCTCTTTGTAAGAAGAGTATACCATTTAAATGGTCTATCTCATGTTGAACACATCTTGAACCTATTCCGTCAAGTGTAGTTATATGTTCCTCTCCTTCGGCATCATAATATTTCATTTCAACTACTTTACTTCTTTTAATCATTAAGTAAATATCTGGAAATGATAAACAACCCTCTTTAAGTAGGTCTGTTTCTTGTGATACTTTTGTTAGTTCTGGATTGAAGAATGCCTGAGTTCCGTCTTGTGTTCTCATTACGAACATTCTGTATGGAAGTCCAACCTGATTTGCAGATAAACCAAGACCACCAAATTTATCCATGGCTTCTGCCATATTCTTTTCAATTTCTTTTGGGTCTTCTGGTGGATTTTCAAAATCGAAAATCTCTGGTGGTTGTCTTAATACTTTACTGGCTTCTTCTACTAATTGATACATATTTTATAAACTTACATTCACTGGAACATTATTAACATGACTAATTTCTAGTCCTAAAAAATTCATTAATGATTCGAACATCCTTTTGCCCATACTTGCAATTTTATTTAGTGCTTTAGTAATAGACTGCATTACTTTCTTAATCATATTCTGAAACTTGTTCCAAACCTTAGGACCTAAATCTTTTGCCCAACTGCCTGCTCTCTTAATCATATCTAATGCTCCTTCTTCTAAGAAGTCTTCTGTAAGAAGAGTATTGAATTCGTCAATACCATTTATCTCATTTAATACCAATGTCTGTAAATTTTCTATACCTTGTTCTCTAAGTGATAATCTCATAGCAGAATAAGCTGCTGAATTGCCACCACCCTTTTTGAATGCAACATAAGGTCTTACTGAACCTGCATACTTTTTAATTATACTATCGTTGATAGATGTTATTGGTTCTACTTGAACTGATGAGTCTTTAACTGAAAACTTACCTAGTAGATTTGCTGAGGCCTGTCCACCATCAAATTTAACATTGCCTGTTGAGGCCTCTAATATAATATTGAGTGAGAATAATTTGTTCGCGGCACTATCATTGTTAATGTATGAACCTAATAGATTAGTTAACTCTCTATTGTCTGTATCTTTCTTTTGGAAGTCAACGATTGCCTCGTCTGACTCACCATCTTTTATCCTTTTGTTTAATGATGTGACTGTTTCTCTGGTTATTAAAGAAGACATTCCTTCTTCCATTGCCTTAGTTAACCCCTTTGCAAAAGGTTTATGTTCACCCATTTGTGATAAGGCAGCGTTTACAGTTGCAATTGCCTCACCTTTTGAACCTGACATTAACTGAGAACCACCCTCTTTTTTAAGTGATATCTTTTCTTTAAAGGATGAACCTGCAATATCTGTTTTCGGTGTTTTGTTTGAAGCACCCGCACTAGTATAAATGTTAGATAGACTTACCGATATTCCACCCTTACCTGTTGAAACTAATCTTTTTTCTGATAGATTCTTATTAAAGTTCTTTGCAATTTCTTTTGCCTGTGGTAAATGTAATGCAAATCTTTCTGCAGTTTGTATTATTTCCTTTTCGTTTTTCTGTCTGTTAAGTTTATTGTATTCAAAGATGATAAGTTCTTCCCACTGAGCACCACTTGGTGTATCACCACTTTCTTTTACATGATTGAAATCACCTGATTTGTATGATTTAGAACCTTTAATATGAAAGGTCTTACCGTTGCATTCTAACCATTTCTCAAATTCACCATCTTCTTTTCCTATAAAGATGTTATTGTTGTTTGGTTTTACTGCAGTAAAGATATCTCCGTATACGAATCCTTCTTTATCCATTTCAGATATTCCACCTTTATATAAGAACTTATGACCTATAACATAATCAGGTTTAAGAATAGAAGCTTCCATAAGTTTAGGCTTAGGTAAGTCTAATCTAGTTTCTTCTAGTTTTGGTGTGGTGTATTGTTGAAAAGATTTCATAATACTATTTATATTAACTTGCGAGTCTGGAGAAGTTCTTATGTTTTTCAAATCTTAAAACATTTTCAAACTTATCATATAGTGCATCACCTTTATGTGAGATAATAAAACAATTGGTTTTCTCTGTAAGTGTATGCAACAACTTAAAGAAGTCATCGGTACCTTGTGCATCAAGTGAAGAATCAAAAACTTCATCTAATATCAACAAGTTAGTGTTAACCGAGTTCTTCATTCTTGCAACACTTCTCCATGTGAATAGTAATGCAAGGTCAATTCTCATCTTTTCTCCTTGTGAAAAGTTATCGTATTTGAATTCGTCTCTAAATCTGGACTTAATAGTCTCTTCGAATGCCTCATTCAATTCAAACCCCACATAGAATTCTAATTGTGCAAGATACTTATTAATAAGTTTATTCATAATAGGAACATACTGTTTAATAATCTTTTGTTTAACACCTTGGTCTCTTAATAACATTGATGCAATATCATAGTAATGTTCTTTCTCAACCATAGATTCTTTTTTAGAATGTAGTATGTTTAACTTCTCTTCAACATCATCAATCTTATCCTGAACATCATCATTTGCATTTACTTCATTCTTTAACTCATCAATCTCTTTGTTAATCTTCTGAGTATATTTTTGATTAGATGTTATTTCTGCCTGTAATAAACCAATTTCTTTTTGAATAGTGTTTATGTCGTCTTGGACTCCGTTGATTCGTTGTAGTTCACCATTGATTTCTGTGACTTGCTCTTCGAGTGTTGACACCGCCTCCTTGATTTCTGCAATCTTAGTTTGTTTTTCCTGTATACATTTCTCTTTGTGTTCATGTTCTAAACCTTGTTTGCATGTTGGACAATTGTCATTGTCTTCATAGAATTTAATGTCTTTAATTGCTTTTCTTCTAGCGTCTTCAAGTTTAGCCTCCATGTCAACAACTTGTTTGAGTCTAGTCTCAGTCGTGTCTTTATTATCGATTGAGGATTTTTTCTCCACCACATCTTGCGTCTTTTCATCTATGTCTCCTAAAAGTTTTGTAATGTTTGTTTCTGTTTCATCAACATTGTGTTGAAACTTTTCAAGTTTTTCATTACGATTTTCACGGAGTGCATTGAGTTGTTCATTGAGTCCTGAGACTCTCTCTTCTAATAAGTCAATCTCATGTTCAGTATCTTTCAATTCAACTTTATGACTTGCAATCTTCTTACGAAGAATCTCCATCATGGTTGAAAAGATTGATATATCAAGTAGGTCTTCAACTAACTTTCTTCTATGTAATGCTTTTAACTGCATAAAAGGAGTAAAGTTGGCAGAACCTAATATTGCCACCTGTGTAAAAGAACGATAACTCATTTTGAGTATGTTCTTCTCTAAGTGTTCTTGGTAGTCTTTGACGGTTGCATCTTGATTAATGAAAGTGTCATTAAGATACAATTCAAACTTGTTTGGTTTGGCACCACGAATTACTTTGTAATCTCTTTTGCCAATTGAAAATTCTAACTCTACTAATAAATCTCTTTGATTAAGTGAGTTAACTAATAAGTCTTTTTTAAGATTTCTAAACCCTTTACCATATAATGCAAAACATAGTGCATCAAGTAAGGTAGATTTACCTGCACCATTCTCACCAAGAATAAGTGTAGTATCATTAGAATCTAAAGATATTTCGGTAAAGGTATTACCAGACGATAGTAAATTTTTGTATTTAATATTCCTAAATGTTATCATAAGTAAGAGTGTTCATCAAGTGCTTCATTATATAACCCTTGCATAATATCGTTAAGGGGTTTTTTCTTTCCTTGTATGTCTAGTGAATCAACATACTTTGAAAGTATAGTAAGAGTATCTTCAACATCTTCTATCTCATCATCTTCGAAGAAGTCCATATGTTTATTATCATCAACAACAGAAACATGAAGAGGTCCTTCTGCGTGTATCTTATCTAAGAAAGTATCAAACCAATAAGGGTTGTCTTTATTAACTACAATAACTTTTGTAAACTTTCCTGCATAATTACTGTAGTCTGCATTTGCAATAGTCTCAAATGATTCTTTAGAATCATCATAAAAGGCTTTCTCAAATAATGTTAATGGGTTTAAAACTGGTGTTAGTTCTTGTGTATCAGTATCAAAGATATGAAAATACTTTTGGTCTCCATAATCTGACCAAGTAAATTGCATTTGACTTCCTAGATATCTGATATTTGCAAACTCTGATTTCTGATGAAAATGACCTGATAAAACTTTTTCAAATCTCTTTACATAAGAGTGGTCAAATCCATGTTGGCATGTCATGCCTGGCATCATCAAAGCTCCTTCGAACTCAAAATGACCCATACACCAACTTGCCTCTGCAGCTCTTAAAAATTCTACAGTCTCAGCATAGTTTTCAGGATTAATCCAAGGTACCATTGCAATATTAAAACCATCGTATTCATTTACACAAGGTTCTGTAATTACATTTATGTTTGCCTCATTGAATAACAATAGTTGTGGTGCATTGACATCATTTGTAGACTTATAATAAGTGTCATGATTCCCTATGATTAAGTCCATAGAGATATCATTTTTTATTAAGGGTTCTATAAAGTGTTCTCTATTGGCTTTTAGAGTTGCAAAGTTTACATACTTCCTTCTATCGAAGTAATCACCCAAATGAATGATATGGTCTATATTGTTTTCTTTTAGATATGGGAAGAATATTTCTTCATAGAAACGACCTTGGTATTTGGCCATTGCCTCCATATCACCTCGGACACCTGCGTGTGTGTCATTCAGCAATGCTATTTTCATTCAGTAAAGTTTTCTAAGTTTTTCTTTTTTACCGCAGTCTTTCTTTTAGACTTGCGTGGTTCATATTCAACACGATTCATGTTCTCCTGCATCCATTCAACATTCGTGTTCGATAAACTTGGGTCGTGTTGGCCATCGATAGTTTCAAAAGCATCCATAGTGATACCACTTTCTTCAATGGTCTTCTGTTTAATATAGACTTGTTTCTTTTCTTTTTGAATCCTTCTTAGGAAAGCATAATAGCATATCTGAGTGATATACGCAAATGCGTTGTTTGACTTTTCTACATTGAAGTTTCCGATATACTGAATACAATTTTCGATTGCATCACATATCATTTCGTCTCTGTAGGTATAATTGATAAAATTGGGTCTAGTCGATAGTCGAGTAGCAATTTTGTAGATACATTCACCTATGTATTCAGACATTTTAGGGAGTTCAGTGTCATTGGCCTTGGCTTCTTTGATTCCTGCTGAGTATTCAGCAACAGCCGCAGTGAACTCTTTGTTGTTTACATAGTGTTCGTTTACTTTTTTCGTAGTCATGTATACATTATACACAATTTCCTGTGTCCTGTAAGGTGGTTTTTATATTTATTTTTTTTAAGTTTTTATTAAAAAACCACTATACAAAGGAGGAATTTATGATAAAATGAATATGTTGCCGGTTAGGGAACCATTAGGAAGAGATAACATCTTTAACTCTATAACTAGTAGTTATGAACTCGGTAGCACGACTCATTCTATCCATTTCACCAATTGCAAGGTAAAACATACATAAACTCATCATTGTGTATATTATATAGTGTTTCATAAGAATAGGTTTATTGACCAAAAGGATAACATCATAAAAGCGAATACAAGAACTTGCACTACTGACATGACTGCAATTTGTTTCATTGGGTGAACTTCAACAATTCGTTCTATTACTGATTCACTAGGAGAAAGGTTCACTATTTGCAATACTTTTTCTTCTTTCATTATGATATTCCTGTAATTGAAACAACAGAGAGCATGAAGATAGCCACAAGAGTGGTTATCTCCATAGTATCTCTAAGTTTTTCAACTTGTTTTTTGGACATTTTATATTCCCCAACGAGAGAAATATATAACGACAAATGGTATTACAAACGGAAGAGTCATCAGCACTAGAAATTCGATAGTTTCAATCAATTTTCGTTTTTGAGGTCGAATGATATGATTGACTTCTCTAGCTTTTCGCACCATGCTCTTCGCAATCAAAGTTGCTGTGGTCATGGTTTTCCTAAAAGTTTAGTTATAAAAATTTTGTATAATGGTATATAGACCTAATTTATACGCACTTATTTAGAAGGAAATAAAACCTAATGTAGTTTTTTCTTATCTATTGGTGGGAGAGATTCTTCGAATTCTAAATCAAAGTCCTCATAATCATAATCTTCTGATACTTCATTAATTAAATTGTTTAAAATTTTGTCTATGTATTTTCTTTTTGCAGTTCCGTTTATCAAAGGTATAGAATTGTTTTCTAACATATCTAACCACTGAGAACTTGCTTCATCATAAAACGGAATGTATTGTTGATTCATTACATTTCTATGTAGAATGTGGTCTATAGGAACTGTCACTGTAGTATCTGATGATAATGGTGCATAAGGATAAAATGTTGCAAGTGTTTCCACTGGTGTGGCACCTGCCGATAGTCTGCATACCATCGGTAATGTGACTTCAATACCTTGTGCTGTATCTCTTGTCATACCAACTACTTCTAACCCATTTCTAAGTTTTAAAACTTCGTATTGTTTGGGTGTTAAATCTGATGGTCTTGTCATTACTTTAAATCGAATTGTTGGATTGTATAAGGAAAACTTTCCTCGTTATAGATATTTATCCTTTCTTTCAAGTGATTTAGTGTATGATTCTCACATTGTAAATCATCTGCAATGTCAAACAGTCTCATACTATCTTTACCATCGGCCTTACGAAGACCTCTACCAATCGATTGTAAGTTTCTTATTCTTGACTTTGAAGGACTTGCAAATACAACATTATCAATCTTTTTAATATTAACACCAGTTGAGAATGTTCCATATGATGCAAGTATAACATTGTTTTTCTTTTTACTATTCTCTACTATCTCTCTTACATTTTCTCTATCTTCTGTATCTGTTCCACCATAAACATAGTGTAATGTTCC